TCTGTCATCTGCTGGGATCTGATTCCACAGAGTCTGGAGAACTTTGTAATCTGGGTTGTACCAGGGGAAACTACGCTGCTTGATGATTCTGTTAGAATAATCCACCAGAGTTTGCTTGCCATTGATTTGTTTCTCCGTCCATATCTCAGCAAATGACCTGTTTGACCCCTCTGACACCATGTCAGATACATCCTTGCCAATTTGAGCAGGGAAGTTGTCTGGCATTCTTATCGCAAAGCCAAAGTCAATCAATTTTGCCCTCCCTGTAGAAGAATCTATCATAATGTTTTCGCGGTGCAAATCGCCGTGTACATAACCCGCAAGCCATAGAGAACACACAATTTGCTCCACATTCACATAAAGTCTTGCCATATATGATTTGTTTGGCAACATGGTTAAGAACTTAGCAAGGCTGACTGTCCCGGCCGGGTCCATCACGGTTATCGCAGTGTGCTGTGCTAATTTCCCCCCTTTGATAATATAACTCAAGTAGAACTTTGGAACATTATCTGATATGCATGCTGGTTTTGTAGCACCAGGGACTCTGGCACATGAGGGCGTGTCGGTGAGATTCTTGTGAACTGTGTTTTCACGGATTGCTTCGGATATGAAGTGCCCGTCGTTCATCCGTCCTTGCTGCCTCACTTCTTTGATGATGACTATCGAGCCAACTTTGGGAAACTCATAGAACACCTTGCCACCGCCGTATTGCATGCCTTCTTTCAACTTGGCAATGAGTGGCAAAGTGACCTTTGCCACGTACACCTTGCCATTGACCCCACCTCCAATGCGTTTTCCGTACTTTGAGACTACAAACGTCATATTATCTCTTGTTGTCTTTGTCTTTCTTGCAAAATCCTCGCCAGGAATTGGCAGGTTCTCTCTCGGGCTGAGACGTCCCTTTGGCAAAGTATGACTCTCTGGACCACCAGCCAATTTTGGTGACATCTTATATGGGGACGTCTTTACAGGATGCGTCTTCATTTATCTTATCCCAATATATTTATTCATATCGACACTCTTAATATATAAATGAACTGAAAATGTGATATACAAATGACAATTTGCAAACACCCAGAGTGCAGGAAACAAGGATTGTACAACACCAAAGGTCTCAAACCCAGATGGTGTAAAGCGCACAAGACTGATGAGATGGTAAATGTCAAGAACAAGAAGTGCCCGTGCGGAACTATACCAAGTTTCAATCTCCCAGGAGAAATCATGGGAATTTGTTGCAAGGAATGCAAGACGTCTGAGATGATAAATGTCAAGGACAAGTTATGTCCGTGCGGAACGCGACCAAGTTTCAATTTTCCTAGAGAAACTGTTGGAATTTGTTGCGTTGAGTGCAAGATGTCCGAGATGGTAAATGTTGTCAACAAGAAATGTCCATGCGGAAATCGACCAAGTTTCAATTTCCCAGGAGAAACCGTGGGGATTTGTTGCAAGGAGTGCAAGACTGATGAGATGGTAAATGTAGTGAGCAAGAAGTGTCCGTGCGGAAAGATACCAAGTTTCAATCTTCCTGGAGAAACCGTGGGGATTTGTTGCGTTGAGTGCAAGACTCCTGAGATGGTAAATGTCAAGGACAAGTTATGTCCGTGCGGAACGCAACCAAGTTTCAATCTCCCAGGAGAAACCGTGGGGATTTGTTGTGCTGAGTGCAAGACGTCTGAGATGGTAAATGTTGTGAGCAAGCTATGTCCATGCGGAACGCGACCAAATTTTAATTTTCCTGGAGAAACCATGGGAATTTATTGCGTTGAGTGCAAGACTCCTGAGATGGTAAATGTTGCTAGCAAGAAATGTTCATGTGGAAAGCAACCAAGTTTCAATTTCCCAGGAGAAACCGTGGGGATTTGTTGCGCTGAGTGTAAGACGCCAGGGATGGTAAATGTCATCGGCAAGAGATGCCCTGGATACAATGGTGTAGAGTGTCCAGGTAATTATCATCTTGCATCAGCATGTCAGTATTGTCTGTCATGTGACCCCGATGACTCTCGGCGCGAAACGCGCAAGAAGTATGAAAACGCATTCTTCAAGCACATTGCTGGAAGGATTGATGTAAAACGCAGGGAATTCATCGTTAAATACGACACCAATGAGACGGCCAAGAAATTTGCGCGTCTGGATGGCATTGTGTTTGGCGATGGTATCACCGTGTGTCTTGAGGTCGATGAAAACGGCCACGAAAGGTATGCTTGTGATGAGTCTCGAATGCATATGGTGTCCGCTGAACTTCTCAAACAATACCCACATACAGATGTGTGTTGGGTCCGCGTGAATCCCACCACAAAACACAAGAACCCTTGGGGTGTCGCTGCCAAACGAGTTCGTGCTGAACGATTTGATGCTGTTATCAAAGCCGTGAACGATGTTTTGAAGAATAAGACAACTGATATTATTTACATAGGTTTTGATGTTTAGGCACGAAAGCACTTCATGATAGACTTAATCACTTTGCGCTTGATGCTTGGTTGTGAACTCGCGGTGTCTTCTAGATCATTGTTGCCAGACGTGATAATTGCATCAGCAGGATGATAATTCGATACAGCTGCAAGAAATTCTTCAACTTCATAAGAGTCCGACCGATAAAGTGTGAGCGGAGCAGATGGCTTCTTTGGCGCATTGGGAACCATGGTGTCAATGGAGTGGAAGCAGAGAGGAGTGTTCATATTTTAAGTAAGTGATTTATCTTATTTGTTGGCATTTTATATATACTTTGTCAAACCTGGGTCAAATGACAAGTATATCGACATAATTAACTTAAAATAATCTGATATGTGTGTATCATATAGTTATTATGGCTTCTCTCTTTGTGGTCACCCAAATTACAAACACCAAAAACATGGCAGGCATTCCTCATAACCACGCAATTGCTAACATTGACGGAGCCGCCATCTTTGGGTTCAGAAAGCTTCCTCTTGCAGCAAAATTTGCAAAGGCAATAGATCATCGCATTACTACAAACGCTGAGTATGTTTTCTGCGAAGACCTTGTAGAGCCCTTTTCCAACTTGGCAAGGGGTCAGGTTCTCAGTTTCAAGTATCCCTATGCAATCACCAGGGATGTCAGGTTTGACAACGTAATCATCGGTCGTGTAAAAGAGAGCGAACTAGTGGCTTATTGTTCTGCTCTGCAAGTTTCCACCGTGATGCTAAACGAAACATCTGATAGTCTGTATGTAGAGGACATTCTCAGCCCTGCCCGTTCCTTGCAGTATAGCGCAGGGTTTCTTGACTATCTCTACCACATTGAGGAAAGTGACTGATATATCGACACGTTATTTATAAGAAAACCATGATTTCTGATTTTGATGACCTTGAATAATTAAATATCATGTAAACTTAAACAAAACATGGTGGTAGAACTCACTAAACAGAAATCAGGGCCAAAGAAATTCAAGGCAGTGTTCTTGGATGACAAGACAAAGAAAAAAGTGAAAACGGTTTACTTCGGACAATTTGGCGCAAGCGATTACACAATTCACAAAGATCCCGCACGCATGAAGAGATATGTAATCAGACATCAGAAAAGAGAAGACTGGACGAGAGCCGGAAAGTACACACCAGGGTTCTGGAGCAAACACTTGCTATGGAGCAAACCTTCTTTCACAGATGCTTTGAAGTTGACGCAGTCTAAAGTCGGAGAGAGAATTGTATATAAAAAATAAAAAAAACATATTATCTAATCTTAACAAACGTATAATGAGTTATTTCCTGACTCCGTGGGCAAGTCATTTTGATGAGTTAAATGCTTCTGGAAACATTATTACAGAACAATATTTCATAGGAAATGGAGCTTTCCTAACTGGAGCAACTTTTACTCCACCAGCAGTTTCATCATCTGACATCCGAGGCAACGTTATTGGATCATACGCCAATGTGACCAACATCATCGCAACTGCTGGCAACATCGCAAATGTCCGCTTTGCTGCAGATGGCAACGTAACAGCCTCGTACTTCTTTGGCAACGGTTCCCAGCTGACCGGCGTCACATCAACTCTCCCATCCGTTGCAAACATCGACATCCGAGGCAACGTTATTGGATCATACGCCAATGTGACCAACATCATCGCAACTGCTGGCAACATTGCAAACGTCCGCTTTGCTGCAGATGGCAACGTAACAGCCTCGTACTTCTTTGGCAACGGTTCCCAGCTGACCGGCGTCACATCAACTCTCCCATCCGTTGCAAACATCGACATCCGAGGCAACGTTA